AATAATCATGGCAAAGTTAGTTCTCACAAACTCAAACGTAATTCTGAACGGCACCGATATCACATCAAGCGTTGCAGCAGTAACTCTGTCAACTTCGGCTGCCGAAGTACCAACAACAAACTTCGGTTCAGGTGGTGCAGTAACTCGCGTCTCAGGATTGATTGACAACTCGGTGACACTCTCGTTGCACAATGACTACAACGCCATCGACGGACTCATTATGCCATTGATCGGTTCGACCGCTGTCACGATGGTTGTGAAACCAGCAGGCACAGCCGCAGCAGGAACCGCTTCACCCCACTATACATTCTCAGTACTTTGTACAGAATTTTCGCCCGTAAATGGCGCGGTGGGCGAGCTAAACACAGCGGACGTAACCTGGCCAATTAGCGGAACGATCACAAAAGCAACCGCATAGTTCTTAATAAAACAATCAGGAGGTAAGAATGAAACTTGCAATGGAAGTGACGCTCAATACAGGCGTCAAAGAAAAAGTCACCGCACACTTCGCAGACTTTATTGCGTTTGAAAGTGAAAAGAATCGTCCGATCACAAGCATGCAAAGCGATGTCAAACTGACCGACCTCGCATGGTTGTGTTGGCATTCATTGAAGCGTCGCAACCTAGTCAAAGTCACGTTTGAAGAATGGACTGAAACAGTTGAGATGTTGGAGGTCGCAAGCGATGATTCGCAGATCGTCCCTTTGGAGAATCCTCAGCCCACTGGCTGATCGCGTATTTGTCCTGCGAGACTCACATCGCTCCATCTGTACTTCTGCAAGAGTCACCTAGAATGCTGTACACGATGGTCGGCTATCTGCGCTGGAAGAACATCAAATCAAATCCACCGCAAAGGAAAAATTGATGGCGTTCCCAGTACCAAGGAATCTCAAGTCAGCGTTCCCAAACCAGCCAGGTGACTTAGGTTCGACAGTTGGTCGTGCCGGTGGAGTTGCACTGACAGTCGAAGTTGAAGGCTTATATGAGATGCTGCGTAACTTCTCAAAGGCAAGTGACTTATTCAATGAGAACATTCGCAATGTCTCAACAAGTTTGGCAGAAGACTTGTTGAAAGCTGCCAAAGTTGAAGCAGGTAGTGTCAGTCGATCTCGTCAAGCATTAGAAGTCATGCGAGGTATGCAGGTCAGAAAAGATCGCGTTCCTTCAATTCGTTTGAAACCAAATATGTTATTCAAATCTAAAAGCAGATCTAATCGGAAGCGCGGATTGGTGCAAGGTCCAGGTCTGACCCGCAAGGTAACGATGGGTGATGTGTTCTTCGGTGCCGAGTTTGGTGGTGGTGCCAAACCAACTACCAAACAATTCTTGAGGCATCGTGGTCAGTCTGGGTACTTCTTCTGGCCTACCGTCCGCAAGAAAAAGAACTTGATTGCCCAAAGATATCTAGATGCCATTGAGAGAATTGTCAAGAAACTAGGCATTGGCTGATACTTGCAATCCGCTGAGGATTCGCTATCCTGATAGTCGGAGGTTCTGCACAATGTTTGAAGTCGTCGGGTTCCCGTCAGTCAAGTCCATCTACCCAAAGACCATCGCATCATCTTGGATGGAGTTCGCCACAATCCTCGGCAACCATCAAGAACGTGAACAGAAGTCTGACGGCAAGTTATATTCACCAGTCACCTACCGTGAACACACAACCCGTGGCAACGCAAACGTGTCGCACATCTGGGCATTGGTCGCCGACCTTGACGGTGAAGCATTCGAGAATGCTGATCTCGGATCGTATATACACTTCGCCTACACAACCTGGTCGCATCGTGAAGACAATCCACACTGGCACATTGTCATCCCGTTTGAGCAGGCTGTGCCGGTGCAGAACTGGGAAGAAGTTTGGTACGAGACACATGAGCGTCTTCGTCTCAAAGGCGACCCAGCGACAAAAGACGCTGCTCGCATTTTTTACCTGCCACAGCACGAAGCAGGTCAGCAGTTCCGAACACATCATTCAGGTTGGCGTTTCCTTGATCCAACCATCACAGACATCGCTGCACCGACACGACGATTCGACACACCGAACATTCGCTCGACTCGTCAACCGCGTCGCGGTAATCCCATGCGATGCGTTCTTGATCCGAAGTGGTGGTCTGCTCCGATTGATATGTCGCAGTATGACGGCATGACACAGTCAGAGATTCACAAAGACATGCAACGCGAGTGGGCTGAGCTGCGTAAACGGATGGCTGCTAACTGAGTAGAATTGCGTTCACCATGGCAGGTGAGCGCAAATTCGTTGTACAGATTCTCGGTAACGCCGACGGTGCTATTGCGGCGTTCAAGAAACTTGCCAAAGAAGGACAAGAATCATTTGAGAGGGTTCAGTCAATCGGCTCAAAGTTAGGTGCCGCATTTGACTTCGTAAAGAAGGGTGCGTTCATTGCGCTCGGTGCGTTGACCGCGGTCGCAGGTGCAGCGACAGCAGCAGTCGCAGCAGCAGCCGCCGACGAAGCATCACAGAAAAGTCTTGAAGCACAGTTGATTCGTTCAGCGGGTGCAACAACCGCACAGGTGCAAGCAACCGAAGCATTCATTGAGCAGGCAATGTTGGCGACAGGTGTCGCCGATGATGAACTTCGACCAGCGTTCGGGAACCTTGCCCGCGCCACAGGTGATCTAGAAAAATCTCAGCGTCTGTTCGGACTTGCACTTGACATAAGCGCAGCCACAGGTCGTGACTTGGAAGCCGTCACTTTGGGATTGGGTCGTGCTGCGACGGGTCAGATCGGCGCCCTTACTCGACTCGGCATTCCGTTGGACGAAGGCGCAAAGAAGTCAAAAGACTTTGGAGCAATCCTCAAAACTTTAGAAGAACAGTTTGGTGGTGCAGCCGCAACCGCAGCCGACACGTTCACTGGTCGAGTAAAGATTCTCCGCACATCATTCGGCGAAGTGGTTGAGACAGTTGGCTTCTTGCTTCTGCCAGCGTTTGAGAAGATCGTGGAGTTCTTGCAGAAGCGAATCATTCCAGCGTTGAAAGCCGCAGTCGATGGATTCAAAGAAGAAGGTCTGACTGGTGCAATCAAATACTTTGCTGCCGCAATGGGTCCAGTCTCGTTTACGGTCATCAACTCTATTGAGAGAATGATTCTGTCGGTAATTGAGTTTGAACAAGCAATCGTCAACTTCTTCAAACCAGCGTTTGCGTTCATTGATGTTCTGCGAGCGATCGCTTCGTCGGTCACAGGTGGCGACGGAATCATCACAGTCGAGCAGATGCTCATTGACCGAACAAACAAAGTCACTGACACCTTCGACAAACTGCGACTCTCGGTACTCAATACAAGTGCAGCGTTGAATCTGTCTGGTAACAAGATCTCACCATTGATTGAACAGACAGACAGATTGGGAACCAAGGTTCTGCCGAAGGCTAAAGAGTCAACAGATGACTGGTCAACGTCGCTCGGCAATCTGGACAAGAAGACAGGTGGCGCAGCCAAGACAGTTGAGACTGCGAAACAGAAGTTTGAGAAGTACACGGATGCGTTGAAGTCTTCGACCTCGGCGCAGAAGGCGTTCAACAATGCGCAGACTGCTTCGTCGAAGGCTGCCGATTCTTTGAAGGGTGCGCAGGACGATGTGTTCGCGAAGCAGAAGGCGTTGAATGATGCGGTCAATGGTTATGGTGCGGATTCGGATCAGGCGAAGAAGGCTCAGCGAGAATTGTCGGCGGCTCAACGTAATGTTGCGCAGGCTGGGTTCCGTGTTGAGGAGTCGGTGTTTGCGGTCGCTGATGCCGAGAAGGTACTTGCCGATCTGCGCAAAGATCCGACATCAAGTGCGCAAGAAATTCGCCAGGCAGAGATTGACTTGGCACAAGCGAAGTTGGCTGTCGCGGATGCAAGCGACTCTGAGTTTGAAGCCACTAGCAAACTTAAAGATGCACAACTTGTTCTGAACGAAGCGGTGAGCGGTGCGATCATCGGTTCGGACACTTACAACAAACTGCTTGAAGACGTCAACGATGCCAAGGTCAAGGAACGTGAAGCATCGGAGCGTTTGACAGAAGCAGTCGAGCGTGAGACGGAAGCATACGAGAATCTTGCCGAAGCAATCGCCAAGGTCGCTGAGGCTGCAAGAGTTGCTGGAGTCACCGCCGCAATCCCAACCTTGCCAATTGTGCCGACACCAGCAGGCAGTGGCACAGGGTTCGCAGGTCAAGCTGATCCATCTGTGCAGATCGTCGTCAACACAGGTATCGGGACGAACGGTGTTGAGGCTGGTCGGCAGATTGTGCAACTGTTGCAGCAGTACACGGCGGTTGATGCGTTCGCGATTGACCGTCTC